CCCCGGTTTAGTGTAATTGCCAGCTTCGTTTACGCGAGACACCTTGCCACCTTCAGCGTACTGATCAAAGTCAGTGTTATCCCGCCTAGCTTTACGCTTGGCAGTCGGCATTTTTGAGGGCGAAATAGCCCCCATCCCGCGTGAAGCCATCATTTGCAGTAACCACCGCCCATGTAGCCGCCTTTAGCCATAGTGACTTTCATGGCACGGGTTTTGCCTTTTTTGGCAATACCGTCAGCAGATTTATGTCCAGCAGCAAGACCACCACTTGCATAAGCTTTGGCTTTACCGCCTTTCTTCATACCTGCTTCGGCCATTTCATGTTTGATCATGGATTTAGGCGCACCTTTGGCTTTCATAAAGCCAATTTCTTTTTTCATCATTGCTTTAGATTCTTTCATGTCACCACCTTTTAGTTAAACAAACTTCCCACGAGTTTTACCACGTTGTGCAATACCGTCAGCTCGTTTAGAGGCAGAACCTACTTTGCCACCTTTTTTAGCGGTGTAGGTATCCATTTCTTCCATTTCAAATTCAGCCTTTTTTACAGGCTTGGGTTTGGGCTTTGGTGCAGGTTTTTTAGGCTTGTTTAGATCCGGCTCATACTTGGATGTTTCCATGTCCGGGGGGCTAGGTATATTTCTATTCGTTGACATCTTTATCATCCTTTTTGCGACGGATAATTTCATTAAACGGCTTGCCCGTAACCATCTCAGCAATACGCATAAGCGTCCAGATAGCACCAATCAAACCAAACAAAGGCGTAATCACTTGGAGAAACGATCCAATTGTGGCAACCACAGACACAATGTCTGCGGCGTTCTTTACCAACTCATGTTTATCTTGAGTCATATCAGCACTTCCATGCTCTTAAGGATTTGTTGATACGGCTGTTTGGGTCGTTGGCCGTTTTAGGGCTCGTAAGCTTCTTCTTCATGCCTTTCATCCGGGCACAGAATGAATCTTTACGAGGGCCACCCTCTGGCTGCGGGGCTTTGAGTCCGGGCTTCCCCGGATTGGCAGCGTTGTACGATGCTCGACCCTTGGCGTTCAAACCACCTTTTGGGTTTTTGCCTTCTTTACGCTGCCAAGCTGGGGTTTTTGCCATGACATCACCCGCATATCAATGTAACAGCAGTGACATTCGTAACCGCCACGGTTGCAAGATCATTAGTCTTAAACGTCGTACGGATACCTTCTGCTGCCATATACAAGCTGTTAACCTGCGTAGCAGCGGCGGGGGTATCGATCTCAAGCAGCAACGTCGAATCACTTGCGCGAGTGACAATAATCGTACCCGCAGAAGCACTTGCTAAGTAGTACAAACCTTTGATCCGGGTCATTGGTAAGGCAAGGTTGCTACCATACCCAACCGTGATTGCCGCTGCGGTCGCTGCACTTACTGTGATACTTGAAACGGAAGCGAAGTAGTTGGTACTGTAGACCGTATTGTTGTTTGGCCCAGCAACTACCTCAGTAACAACCACACCACCTACGGTTGTGCCTGTGATGGTGAAGTTTTTACCCGTTTCGTTACCCGTGCCGGTGATGGATACTTTGTAACCGTACCCATTAATCCCCGGCGTTGTAGCAGCAAGTGTAAGTGCACCAGCACCACTCGGTGTAACCGAAGTCACATAGAAGTTGGCACTCGACTTTATCTTGACCGACCATACATCATATTGCATGGTGCACCTCTAATTAAGACGTTGCAAACGGTGTAGCTACTGTACCTGAACCGTTTACTGTTCCAGTAACCATGTACTTCAATGCGGCGACTGCAACAATCTGCACCCAAGTGCCTGCAACACCACCTGTGGTTGTGCCATTAAAGTTGATGAAATCGTCGTTTGCGCCAGCAGTAAACCCAACAGCCGCACCCGAAGTATCGGTGTCAATCGACAACACTGAACCAACAAAACGATCTGTGCCGTCCGTACCAATCTTCAGCGATGACGTGGAGATGGTAGTTGGAACCCAAATGGTGTAAACCACACCTTCGTTGTTAGCCGTGTTGGGATCATTACCGGGGCCAGACGAAGAAGAATTTGCCGAAGTATTGATGGTAGGCAGCGTAAGCGTTACGTTAGCTGCTAATGAACCACCAACAGAAATGATCCTGCCACCATGATCCACTGGATTTAACGTGGTGCTAGAAGTAATTTCTACGATGGTAGATGGACCTTGCTGATAAATACCGCCAAGAGAGCGGATTGGTCCTTGGAATGTGGTGCGAGCCATATTGTCCTCACATGCGATGTCGGTGTATTAGTCTGCATGTTGTCAGCCGGGACTGTCTAATACACCGGGCTAACCCCGGAATAACAGTGTTGTATCAGTTTACAGAGGGTGTGTCAACAAGCTTGTTGGACTTCAATAAATTCTCCTGACGAGGAATAACTCTAAGGTTCCAAGGTACGTGTAAGCCACATACAAATTCAGAACGTAAAGGAACGATATGATCGACAACATACTGCTCTCCCGTAGTTTTTGTCATCGTTATGGCTATTTGATATAGCTGGCGTATTTCTGACTTTTGTTGCCGCGTTAACCATTTAGGAGTAGCTAATCTATGCTTTCTCCGTCTAGCTTTAGTATCTGCGCGAACTTGTGTTTTATTGTTTGCCTTCCACGCATTCCTATACTGTCTTAAAACTTCAGGAGGTCTAGTTGCAGCAGCCTGTATTACTTGGGCTCTATGTGCTTCGTACCATTCGTTCTTGCGGTCTTTAACATCTTCGCGCCTGTTGTACTCGCGGAAATAGTCAGCACGTTTCTCTGCTGCCTGCTGCCATTCAATCTTAATACACTCAACACAAGCACCTTTTGTCTTGCGTGGGGCTATGTGACCATACTTGCAAGGCTCGCCTGTGAAGTAGTACTTAGCTCCTGAGTCTTGGGCTTCTTTGCGGGTTTTGGGTAGGTTTGTGGTATCCATTTCTTTCTCCTGTGACTTAGTAACAGGTAATGTATCACAGAAGTTTGAAAAAACAAAAAACCCCGCCGAAGCGGGGTTCTCTGCGCTAAGTGCTTGATTTACATCAAGCTCCGGGCGAACCAAAGATACCAAGCGGATCGGAAACGCCAAAACTGTAACGTTCACGGCTCTTGTACCGAACGTTCCCGGTCTCAAAATCACCATCCATTGAATTTTGTAACGGTGTCCGTACAAAATGCTTCAGACCGTTAGGCACGTCAGTCGTCAGGAACCATGCGTTGGTATCGGTCAAGAAGTGATTGACCGTATAGCCTTCAGGAATGGAGCCCATCATCTTCAGTGCGTTAACGTCGTTGTCAGCCGTAGCCACACGAAGCTCGGTTTGCAGCAAACGAGTTGCCGTAAACATAAGGTTCGGAGGAACAACCAACTTACGAGGCTTAGCAGCAATCAGCAACCCACGTTCGTCGGTCCACGCAGCGATTTGAATCACGGCGTTTTCTAACGAAGTCTCGTTAAGATCTGAGTTGGTTGCAGGACGATTGCTATTGACACCACCAGAAACCAGCGGATGCGAGACTGAGAACAAGGGCTGACCGTCACCATAGGTAACTGCCGAACTAAAGCCATTGTTCAGAACTGCTGCTGCCTTAACCTGTTTGGTGTAAGACATTGCACGAGCAAGAGACTTGGTGTAACGAGCAGACAAGCTGTCGTACAAATTATCCTCAATCGCTTCTTCAGTGATTGAGAATCCAAGAGCAATGGTTTCGTGCGTGTAACGAGCAGTCCATGCTTCCTGTGCGTTGTCATAAGCAATCGCACTACCTTCGTTTTTAACCGGGGCAGCACTAAAGCCAGACAACTTGGTTTCTTCTTCAAAAGAACGCTCAGAGGATTCAGTTTCGTAAATCTCTTTGTGTTCTTCACCATAGCGAGCGTACTCAAGACCGAACAATGCGTTCAAGCCAGGGAGCAGCTCTTTCAGTAGTTGTGCGCGTGAAATAGCCATTTCTTACTCCCTTCCTTACGCTGCGTGACCGAGCGGGTTGTAGTAAGCATGACCACCTTGCGGTACTCCGTCGCCATCTACGTTAGGCATATTCCACTTAACGATGACTTCGGGGTAATAGATCGTGCTACTAATAGTAAACGCTGTATCGGGCACAACATCAATAATCCGCAAAGGCAGAGTTTTAGTCGTGGTTTCCGAACCAGTATTTACGGCTTGACGAGAATCACCTGTAATGGTATCCCCAGAGTTGTTGATTAACGCCACATTGCTACCAATAGCGGTGTACTGGAAAGCAGAAGTGGTGGTGTCAACAGTAGTGCCAGACGAGCAACCGACAACTTGGAAAAGTTGATCGGGATCATCAGCAACATACGCTTGGATAACAGTACCGGAAACAACCGACACTCCGGGCCAATACTGCGACCAAGTGGGTTGTTTTGTTGCAGCACTAACGTACGTACAGCCCATGAATACACCAGCAAAACCTTCGTTAGGTGCATCAGAGGTATTGGTTGCACGTTCAATCGTGC